TATTCTTCATAGTAGTTATTCCTTTCTTTAAGTTATTCTTGGAGGAGTCCTTCTCCTCTCGTTCACAGGTATAATATAAGTAATTATAGGGCCCTTGGAAACCCCTATTTGTGTAAATTTACGTTTACAAAGCGCTAAATTTGCGTAAATTTATATTTACAAATGTCAAAGATTGACAAATGTTAACAGAAATTTACATTCGGTACCGAATTTCAGCGCTGAAACCGACCGTGCACCGAATATAAAGAAAGTCTCTAGAGGGTTGCTCTAGAGACTATTATTATGTTTATTCCTTATCGGTTAATTGATTACATTGTGACCAAGTTTGCAGTTGCGTCCTTAACACATACGTAAGTTACTGCACGAGGTTCAACAATACCTGCTAGAGATGCAACTGTCCAACGAGTCTTATTAGAACCAGTGATTACATCAACTGCTCTACCTTCGTGAACGATAACACCTTCAACAGAGTCAGATGTAGAATCTGCGTTAGACCAATCCAACTTCTTCAATGTATCGAATTCCATTGCACCATCTAGACGGATAATACCTGTGAAGTACTGACCTTCTTCGATAGTATTAACAAGTTTCTTACCTGCTAATGTTACAATTGCGTTACCATCCTTGTCGCAAGCTTCCTTAGTACCAACACCATTGAAGTCTACGTCACGAACCTTAACATTACCAGAAGTAGCATCTTCGATTGCGATGAATGCCTTCAATGCAGAAGTCTTATCACCAACCAAGTCAGTTGCATATACACCAGCTACGAATAGTGGAGTACCTGCTGGGATTGTTTCAGTTACGCCAGATAGTTTCAACTGAGCAGTACCATCGTTATTTGATGTAAAGCTAGAAACTGTTGCAGAAACCAATTCATCTGCTAAGTCCTTAGAAATTTCTAGAGTAGGCATGAACTGAGATTCACGGAATTCTGTACCGAATGCCTTACCCATCATACCAGTCTTATACAATGGTTCAGTTTCAACTGGGTCAAAGCCCTTACCACCTGCAGCCATGATAGAGTCGATCATTGGGTCAATGAAACCGAACTTATCTTCTGTAGAGATAGAGCCTAAGAAACGAGATGCCTTAGAAATTGGTAGCCAACCCTTACCAACGAATGCAGTATTCTGTAAGCCAAGGTCTGACTTAACTACGTCTGCAACAACACCATTGATAAGTTTCTTACCATTAGGAATTGCAATTTCTTTCTCCCACTGAACGTCTGTAACTTTCTCTAATAGATTAGTATCAATTACAATGTTTCCTAGTTTAATATCCTTAGAAACTTTACGTTCTACAAGGTTAGATACTTTACCAGTCATATCCATACCGGTAGCATACTGACCAGCGTCACGAATAACGAATTCATATGTGACACCATTTCTCTTACCTTCTAGCTGATCGCCAAAGTAAGACTTAGAACCTACTGTCAAATAGCCTGCAGCTTCTGCAGCACGTAATGCAACGAGGTCAACTTTCTTGTTAGTAACAAATGTATTTGCCATAATTAAATTTCTCCTATAAATTATCCTTTAGGTTTCAATCTTAAATAGTTATTCCAATAATTAGAGTCTTTCACTGTTGGAATAGCTGTGTTATTATTTGTAATTTGCTTTCCAATGACGGGAATAGCTTTCTTTGTTTCTTCTTTCACTTCTGGTTTAACTTCTTCCTTCTTTGGATTTAAAGTACCTTTGTGATACATATCAAGGATTTCATTGGCTACTCTAGCAGTATTATACTTAATTGCATTAACATCATTACTACGATAAATTGTATTCAACCATCTATGTGGATTTGTCATCAATTCACGTAATACAATAGGATATTCAGCAAATGTATCTAATGTAGTGAACATTGGATTGGCATTCTTATCTTTCTCAGGTAAGGATTCTAATTCATGTTCATGACATACTTGTGCAAATACTTGACCATTAGACTGAATTAACTTATTATAGTCTTCTAAGTCTTTACCTTGGAAACATCTTTCAGTTAGAATACGATCTTGTTCTAAATCATAAGCAAGTTGGTCTTGAGAATTCTGAGCTTGAAGGTCTTTAATTTCATGTTGTATATCTCTTTCCTTAAGCTTCCAATTCGTATAACCATCAATGTTTACGGAACCATCTGCATTCTTGAAATCATTTGAGGTTAATGGTTCGTATTTCTTTAGAGTATCTTCTAATTCTTTGATACGTTTATCTCTTTCAGCAACTTGTTTCTTTAGCTCTTTATTCTTATTCTTTGTCTTAATAAAGGCATAATCACGTTTCTCTTCATGAGAAAGCTCACGTTTCTCTTGCTGAGAGTGTTCTTTCTTATCAGTCTCTTCTTTAACTTCTTTGTTTACTTTGTCTTCAACTGGAGTTTCAGATTTGACTTCTTCTTTCTTATCATTAGTATCATCTGTCTTAGGCTCATCACTTCCTTTAACTTCTTCTACTTTCTGATCGCCGTCATTTGAAGCAGAACTTACAGGAGAATCGACGTTAACTTCTTCTGCTTTAGAAGTTTCAACTGATGGGGTTTCAACTTCAGCTGCTGTATTATCGTTACCTTTCAATTTGTTTAGGTAATCGAATGCTTCTTGTGTACTCATTGACATAGGTGAGTAATTCCTCTAACCAGTGTATTAATGAATGTAATTGAACCACTGTTATTCATTTACATATAATAATTAGAGCACTTATCGAGACTCGAACTCGAAACACAACCATGGCAAGGTTGGATGTTAACCATTACACTACAAGTGCTAGGAATGACTATCCTTTAAGATAATCATTATAGTATTTACCAATAGAAGGTGCATTTAACATATCTGATACTTGAGAAGGTTTCATACCAGAATATGAATATGATTTATTACCAATATTGATATTTAAATAATTAGAGTATGGATCGTAGTTCATATCTCCAATAAATGAGTCAGATTGAGAAATAGGTTTACGAGGATATTGGTCATCCCAATACTTTGGATATTCTCTTTCTCTTAATTGTGCTTTAGACTGCAAAGCTGATAATGCTAAAGACTTCTGAGGACCATCAGGCAATAGCATTATATCTTGATACTCTGGTAAATTGGTAGGGTCTAGAAGAGCATCATGTTCAGCTTGTGTTTGTCTTTCAGTAGCAAGTCTGTCACCAGATTTAAGAGCATTATTTCCTAAACCTGGTGCGGTTAATACGTTAAATATCATTGATTAGCCTCCTACTACTTTGTTGATAGTATCTTCAACTCCTTTAACGTATGCTTCTTGTTCACGAACTTCAGCATCAGAAGCTGCTTGTGCCTGTTTAATTTCAGTTTCAGCAGCTTTGATATTGATTTCTTGTTGTTTCATAACATTATCAGAATCAATCTTAACTCCCTGTTGTTCTAGTTTAGCAGTTTCAAGAAGCATCTTATCTTGTTCACTAATCTGGAATTTCTGGAAATCAAATTCACGTTGTTCTCTGTTATTTAACATACTCAACTGAGTTGCATTTAACTGTTGACGTAATTCTTCAACTTCAGCTTGTTTCTTCTGCAATTCAAACATAGTATCTTCCATTGCAGCTTGCATCTGGTTCAACTGATGAACAGCAGCAGGATCTTGCATTTCAGAAATGAATTTAACACCAACTGGTAGATTAGCAACAATATTACGAGATAGGTCTTCACCAAGGTCATTCTTCAATGTATCTGCGAAATACTTTGCAATAATTGGTTTCATTTCATCTGGCATGATTGTAGCCAAAGCATTTAATTCTTGTCTTTGTTTCATTTGTCTAGTAATGATTTGAGGACCATTCTCTAGAGTGAAACGTAAATCTTGTCCATTATTTAATAGTTCAATTATAATCTTACCTAATGTACGAATTGCTTTATAGGCATTATTATAATATGATGCAGTATTTGACTCTTTAGAAATTTCTTGACGTAGAATTTCAGTAGCAGTTCTTTCTTTCTGATCTGCAATACCAGTCAATGGAATACCTAATGTATCTTCCATTAACATACGACATGTAGAAATTGTATTCTGTAAATCACCTGTTTCAAATGATTCAGTCAATGGTACTGGTTGATGTTCACCCTTCCATAGAACTGCAACAGTATCATCTTGATTACATGCAGCAAGACTATCTGGTAGAACTGCATCAACGTTAATCATATAATTGGCTTTAGCAGAACGTCCACATCTTTCAATCATAGTAGAATAGGCAATATTAGCACCTAATTCTAGAGGTAGAGTTTGCTGAATAATACCATTATAATTTAGATTATCGTTCTCTAAGATTTCATTACCAGCAAATCTGATAATTGGAATATAACGAATTGGTAATTGTGCATGTTGTACAATCTTATTACCTACAATCTTATAGAAGTCGACTAGACCATTATCATTCTTCACATAGTAAGAGATAACTGCTACACAATCAATAGGTATTTGCCATTGTTTAAATGGGAATGCAATTTGACATTGTGTCTTTGGATAAGAGAAAGGAACTACATCATCACCATACATTCTCTTTGCTTTCTTTACAGAGATATAGTTAATTACTGCACCTTCTTCAGCATCAGAACCATCTACAGTATTACATGTAGGGTCTAAAGCAATTGCATCAATATGAGAAGCAGTTTCAATTGTAATCTTAGGTTCACCAGTGAATTCATCTGCAATAGTAGTAGCTACTACATATCCATAACCAGTTAATACAGCTTTACGGAATGCATCGATGATTGCAGATTTACTATCAGTATCACTTTCAACTTGGTCAATTGCTTCTTGTAGATAAGACATATTGTCTTCAGTTAATTCAACGTGCCATGGAGAATTACTAATAGGTGAACTAATAGCATTGACCATAGGATTCCAGTTGTTAAGAGCAAGATTAACTCTCTTATTACGTTTATATTTCTTGTTATATTCGTCATTCCAGAAGTCACCAGAATATCTACGTAAGTCATTTAAAGCACGATTGATAGGAATATTGTATCTATCGTCTGACTTATGTAGAAATTTATTACACTGGTCTAGAATACTTGTAACATCTAATTCTTCTTCCATTAGAACCTCTTATTATATAGTCAATAATTAGTCTTTATTGAATTTGTTTAAATGTGATATTACATGTAGTATTATTCTCGAAGTTTGCAATACCAATTACAAAGTTTCTAATCTGCCATGTTGGATCCCATTCGTATTCTCCTACAGGTGAAATAACTGGCCAGTTTGCAATCCATGGAATAGTCTTAACATTACGTAGACCACTGACTTTGAAAGTACCAGCATCACTATATCTTGTAGAATAATATGGGAATACTTCTGCTTGGTCAGTTAGATGTACAATGCCTTTAGAACATCCCATTGCATTAATGTTATAACTATCTTTACTACCATCTGGTGTTAAAGTAATTTCTAAATCAACTGAAACGTCTCTATTACCGATTGTAAATAATTTCATTGTAGTGAAATACTTTGTACAATCATCAATATAGTCTTCCAATAGTGGAGTAATAGGGTCAGTCATCTTAATAGCAGTATAATATGCGCCTAAGATATTATTTGACTGTTCCATTAATATACCATTTGCTTGTTCTGTATTTGCTACTTTAACTGTAGTAGGAATAGTTGTAGAACATTCAAATCCACCAACGTTATTCTTAAAGACATAATGATGTAAGTTATCATGAGCCCATGCACCAGTCAATGGCCAGATATACCATGCATCTTGAACGTTTGATATATTATTAGTAATTACCAAATTCTCACATAGACATTGTTCTAAGTTAACTGGATATGTACTATGTGTTGGACAAATACCCCATTGAGCATCGATTACAAGACGTGCATTAAAGATATTATTATCGATAAATGAACTAATAAACTTAGATACATCTTTAGTTTGCAATGTAGGATCTACTACACCAATAGATGTATAATAAGATACTTGTCTTGTGACACCATCATGAGGAATTAATGTTAATTCCTGATTGATTTGTGAGTCTTTAACTACAGAATTTCTTGCAATTACTGGAGCTGATACAATACAGTTATATGAAGTAAATGATTCATAAACACCAGTTTGACCGGTAATAGTAGAGTCTCTAAATGATGCAGTAATCTGATTTGTACCAGATGATGCTTGAGCTGGCATTTCATTTAAATCTACTGTAGAATTTGTTACTGACATAGTTGCAGAACCTTTAACATCTAATTTGACGTTAGAGTCCTTAATAATTACAATCATATCAGCAGGAATTTCATACCATCCTGTAGTATTCTCAAGAATAATTGCTTCTTGATTTGGTAATTTATAAATTCTATGTTTAACTGCTAAAGCATTCTTTAAGTTATTGACTTGAATAGTATTTGATGTGACTGCATTTGCAGCATAATTCTCATAAGGATTTCCTACATTATTGAAGTCTCTATAATCAAAGAATGGGTTAGGATCCATAGTTTGACGAATTTGTTTATATAACCACATGTTATATCTGAAATCGTCTGGATCAATTTGACAATTAGAACATTGGCCTGCAAGTGATACTGTATAATCACCTGAAGTAATGAACATTCTTTCATTTAACTTACAATTAGTAAATGTATTATTGATGTTATTTACATTATCAGAACCGATATTACCATTATCTTCAAATGTACAATGTGTAAAGTTATAACCAAATAATGGAGATACTTGAACTGTAACGTGTGCATCTTGCCAGTTCTTCTGTTCAGTAATTTCATCAATTATAACATTCTTTGCATTGGTATATGATTTAGCATGCCATGATGCTTTAACATTATCTGCTGCAACATTAGTATTAGCATTATAGAAGAATGGATCACCATGCCAATTACCTTGTATGGTATTATTAGAACCAACATCATAGAATTTAGTTCCATTTGTTACATCAATATCTTTAGCAATTACATTTAAATTACTATATCTAAACCATCTATAATCATCTGAACCATTGAAATATGGACGAATATTGTGTACTTGACAATATTCAAATAGTTTAGTAATCTGATATGTTTGGTCATTTGTATTAAATGAATTCTGTGGGAATGCACCGAAGTGTCTTGAATCACAATGTTCTGTTGGTTGAACCATTATCCATTGACCTGATGTTTCTACATTGGACTGAATTACAGAACCTCCATCATCAGGATAATATGATGGTGCTTCAAAGATATAGTTAACTGGTTCTTTATCACCAATTTCATTATAACCTAACAAAGTAATTACTTTCTTAGTATTCTGTTCATCTATCTGAATATCTGGTATATTTGCTGGGTCTACATCACGTAATGCCTGAATAGTAGGAATTGCAATTGAACTATCAGAAATAGAAGCTGATTTACTATCATCCATATCTTCAGAAGTATATTGAAGACTCCATTTAGAGACGTCTGATGTATCAATATCTAATTGTGTAGTCCATGTTCCTTGACCTATATACTTATAGAAATAAGCACGAACATCAGAATCTATAAAGACCTGATGTTGAGTTCTACCATAAATATCGGTAATAATAGGATTGTCAAGTTCAGTACCATCACAGTCATAGATAGGTGCAACAGTATTACCATCTTTAACCATGAATTGAACACATCCATGTAATGGTTTATTGTCATTATCTAAATAACGTGACCAATTATCGAAATTTCTCATTATAAACCTCTAGGATCTCCGTATTTCTTTCTTAATTCATCAAGAATTGCTTGTTCAAGAGCTCTTTCTTCTTCTTCTTTACGTTGTTCTTTAAGACGTGATTCTATCTTAGTACCTACAACTGGAACTCTTGTCCATGGTGACTGTTGGTCATACCAATAATCACCAACTTTATTTGTCATATAGTTCTTTAAAGCTTCTTCTTTAGTAATTCTTTCTCTTAATGGATATTCATCAGCATGAGAATATTTACTCAAATCTGGGTCAGATGCTCTAAATACTTGTTCTTCAGCAGTTAACTTCTCACCATTACGCATCTTCTTTAAGACTCTATCATATTTCTCTTTATATGCTTTATCAAATGATAATGCCTGTTTCTCTTGTGCAGCAGTTAACTTACCACCTTTAGTTAAGATAGTATTATTACGTTGAGCCCATGACTGTGGTTGCATTGGTGAATTCATTTGTCTTATAATATCTTCTCTTGTAATAGTAGAAGGGTCACCTAAATGCATCCATTTATCTACAACTTGTTTACCTTTACCAGTAGCTAACTTACCTGCACCCATAATACCACCACGAATTAACCATGGTGTAGTAGCATTAACCATTGATGCAGTAGCAACATCAGTACCACTCCAATTACCTCTTGGATTGTCATCATCATAAGCAATTGCATCAGCAGTTTCCATGATAGTAGGAGTAGCAGCATTTGCAGCAACGCCTTTAGCTACATTTAAACCAACACTTCCACCGGTTCCTAATGCTCTCATCCATGGCATAGCATATAAAGCATTCTGACCTACATCTAATGCAACATCTTTCTTAGATGGAGACTCACCTCTTTCTACAGCTTCAACTGCACGAGGAGCAACGAATTCGGTAATGTAACCAGAAATAGTACCATCATGAGCAATGTCATGACGTCTCTTCTTAGTAGCTTGTTCACCCATTTCTTTAACAAGTTTACCATAATCTACACCCTGTTTATCAGCAACGAATTTAATTTGGTCAGATGGTATTTGTTCATAATTCTTATACCAATCTTTACCAAATTCTTTATTTAAATCAACTTCTCCAGTCTTTAAATCAGAGTATAAAGCTTTACGGAATTCAGGCATTCCTTCAAGATCTTTAGTACTCATCATCTTAGGATAATATCCTTTACCAGATGAGATATAGTTTGCAACATCGACATCAGATTCTATCTGGTCGATTATATCATATAACTCAGCGTAGTTATTCTTATATAACTCATCTAAGATCTTGTCTTTAAATGCACCCATTATTATTCTCCGAATTCTTTAATTAAGTCAGCATGCTGTTCTTTCCATTGACGATATGCAAAGCCTTTAAGTTTATGACCTGCATCCCATTGAGCTTTACGTGCAGCTTTCTCTTTAGCAAGAGTTTCTTTAGTCTTACCACGTTTCTTTATAGCAGTTTCAGCTTCTGCTCTCTTACCAGGATCTGTAATCTTACTAGCTTCTGCTTCAGCGTTTGCCTTTACTGCGTCAGTCCATTCTGGATCATCAATAGCAGCGCCTGTAATTTGACCTTGCTGTGTCTGAGTAACATCACCAGTTGATACAGGAGTATTTGCTGGTACTTCTGATTGTATTACAAATGGATTTGTTTGTTCATAACCACGTTTGCCACCCCAATAATTCATATTGGTTGCAGCTTTAGATAAACGTGCTTTCTTAACTGGGTCATTCTTATCCATTACCCAATCAGCCATTGCAGCATCATATTCTGCACTAGCAAGTTCATAATTTCTCTGCCATTCGTCTTCTTTATAACCTTTCTGTTCTAATTGCTGAGCTTTCTGTAATGCTTCTGCATGTTTAAACTGTGCATCTTGCATTTCTTTCTGAAACTGTTGCTGAGCAATTCTATCAGCTACTTTCTGTTCATAAGCAGCTTTAGCATCAGCCAATTGGTCATCTCTTGTCTGATAATATTGTGCAGTCTGAGAACCAATCTGACCTAAATTATTAATTACATTAGCCCAAATATCACCTTGGTTACGGATATTATCACTACGAATTCTAGCACCTTCGTTATGATTACGAATCATATTATCAATCATTGACTGATAATTTATATTGTCTCTTTGATAAATTCCCATTGATAATCTCCTATTAGTATAGACCTGCAATTGCTGCAGAATAATTCTGTTGAGCGTTTAATCTATCTTGCTGTGCCTGCATAAGATCTGACATACGACTATCTTGTGTATTATAGTAGTCTTGTGCTAGATTACCTTGTAGACCTAATTTATATTCAGTTGCAGTTCTAATTGCATTTAACTTATTCTGATTATTCTGAATTGCATCGTTATACTGTTGATATGCAAAGTTTCTATCTGCATTATATTCATTCATTGCAGTTCTATATAATTCATCAGACTTCTCTGCAGTTCCTTTAGCAATATTCAATGCTGCACCAGTACCACGTCCTAGACCAGCACCTGCTGCAGTATGTTGAATTGTATTTGCAGTATCACCAATAATACGTCCATAATATGGATTTAAGAAATCTTCTTTAGTCTTGTCATAATTAAAGTCACCAAAGTTATAAGCATAATCTTCTGGATTATAACCTGCAATTGCTGCTTTATATGCATTAGCATCAGAAGCTGTACCTAATGAACCTCTGTTATTATAATATGCATTAATCTGGCCAATTAGACTACGATATTCAGCGTCTGTAATTTGGCCTTGTTCTCTTAATTTATTAGCTGCTTTCTCACGTGCATCACGTTCTGCTTCAGCAGCTTTATTCTGTGAATAAGAACTTAATAGTCCTGAACCTATTGTTGCTGCTCCACCAATTAAAGCAGCTGCGATCACTGGTGCCATATTTAAATCTCCTTATACATGTATATAGTCAATAATTAGAGGTAGACTAGTTCCACTTCTTCAACACAAGAATACCATAACCATTGACATTATTTGATAAATTACAAGTTAATATACTATCCTTTATTTGTATTCTAGTACCATTAGATAATTGAATAAATCCATCATATACAGAAGGTAATTTAACTCCATCATATTTAGCACCAGGCAATAGATTAATTATTAACAAATTCTTTAAGATAGTAAATACTGCTTTACTATCTCCTAATTGACCATACTGACCTTTCAATGCTTCTATATTCTGATTACTTTCATCATATCTTACAATCTTAACGTCTATGTTATTCATAATACCTCTTAGAATATAGATGTTGGACTATATGATACCTTTAAGTTCTCTATTGACAA